CATTAGGTTTCATAGACCAAGAATTCCTAACAAATTAAACCATCCCATCGATGTTCCGATTATAACTGGTAATGCTACCATTGTAAAGGCAATTATAAGGAATGCAAGTCCTACACCTTTGTTGTGATAAGGTTCGTTTGGATTACTCATGCTCGCCTCCATTTGCTCGGCCACTATAAGTACCAAACACATTAGGCTTACGTTTTGCAGCTTCAAATACAGCAACTGTTAAAACAATCCCTGCAATCAGCACAGTATGCACAATAACATTCATACCAGCATATGCCCACGTACCTGTTGCAATAGTGAATACAATTACCCACATCCAAGCAAGCACTTGCATAATCATATGACGTACTGGCAGCGAAGGTATGGTGCTTAGTGGGTTTTTGCCGTGATCCATCACTAGTTCCCAACTATTTACTACAAATTTTATCATTATATATATATTCCTTTATATTATATTTTACCCAGCCAGTGTGTACAGTCATCAAAAGGGTCATCATAACGTATTGGTTTCTCGTTAGACATGTGATTTCCTACCATTGATTAGGTGTTGTATTTATAAATATACCATAAGCTTAACATAATGTCAATAGGAAATTTAGAATGATTACAAATTATTTGTCACCGATTTCATTTAAGATCGTTATAGATAGACTCCCTCATGTAGAATTTTTTACACAAAGAGTAACTTTACCTAGTCTTAGTATGAATGCTCCAGAGCAGCAATCCCCTATTCATCGTATTTATCAAACTCCGGATCGCGTGGAATACGCAGATCTTGACCTCTCTTTTATAGCAGATGAAAACATGTCTAATTATGAAGAGATTTTAAGGTGGATGGAAGGAATGGGTACTCCTGAAAATACTAAACAAAGGGCTGACCTACAAGCTAGTAAGGCGGGCGAGAGATCTGATATATCAGTTATAATTGAGAATAGTGCTAGAATTGGAAATCTTAAATTTACTTTCACAGAAGCATTTCCAACATCCATCAGTGGTATTCCTCTAGACGTAACGAATACTGACGTTCAATACCCAGAAGTCAATGTTACTTTCAGATATACAAATATGAGCTTTGAAAAAATGCCTTGACATTAGCGCATTCCTGTGTTATAATATATTATAAAGTGACGTGAATAGAGGAATAGTTATAATGAGTACTGAACAAATTAGCGAGATCTGGGCTGAAGATGTTAAAATCGACGAATCAAATCTCGGCGGGGAAGCTAAGAAAATTCCCATCTTACACAACAAGTATTATGGTATGTATTATAAGGAAGCTTTGAAAGTAAAGAAGCTTCGTTATGATTACAAAGAACTTGAGCTTGCTAAACGTGAGTGGCTTGATGGTTCTATGGCTGAAGAAGATCTACGTGATCGTGGATGGAAGCCGCAGCAAAAGAAAATCATTAGACAAGATCTCGATAAGCATTTACAAGCAGATGCTGATATTATCCGTCTGAGTCTTAAAATTGATTTTCATACAGCAAATGCTGATTTCCTAGAGGATATTGTAAAAACTATCCACAGCAGAAACTTCATTATCAATAACATGATTGCCATACTGAAATTCCAACATGGCGAATACTAATAAATAGTAGTATATAGTTGATAATGAATAAAGGTGATCATATGCCAGACGTACTAAACGTAGAACAAAAGAATGCTGTACACTTACTTGTGACAGGTGATTCTGGTGTTCGTATGGAACTCTCAGACTACTTTTCCTTTAAGCCGCAAGGATACCAGTTTTCTCCTGCTTATAAGAATCGTATGTGGGATGGTGTAATTAGATTATATCAGCCAATGAGACCAGTTCTATATGTAGGTCTATTTCCTCGCCTTAAAAAATTCTGTGAAGAACGTGGTTATCAGCTTAATGCTCCAGATCATTTAATGAATGGTGAATCTGTTCCAGATGATTATGGATATGAGATGGCTAAAGAAGTAAATTGCCCATTCACACCACGAGATTATCAAAATCAATATGTCGTAGATGCTATCAGAGATAACAGATCATTATCATTATCTCCTACATCTTCAGGCAAATCATTAATTATCTATCTAATACAACAACATTACTATAGAGCATTCGAACATCGTACATTGATTATTGTTCCAACTATTTCGTTGGTGCATCAGATGGCTGGTGATTTTGAAGACTATGGCTGTGATCCATCTATGATATATAAAATTCAAGGTGGTGTTGATAAAAATACATCTTCCCCTATAGTTATATCAACTTGGCAGTCACTAATGAAAGTTGGTAAAGATTGGTTAAGCCAATTTAAAGTTGTGCTTGGAGATGAGGCACACTTATTCCAAGCTAAATCATTACAGAAAATCATGGAAGGTCTTGACGAATGTTATTATCGTCACGGCTTTACTGGTACTCTGAAATCAGAAGAAAGTAAAACACACCGTCTTGTTCTAGAGGGTTGCTTTGGTTCTGTTCGTAGTCACGTTACTACAAAAGATCTTATGGATGCTGGTACTGTAGCTGATTTTAATATTAAAGCTATTGTTCTTTCACACAGTAAAGATGCTCGTAAGAATTTTTACACTGCATTTAAGAAGATTAAAGAGACTCAGAAACGTTATCCTGCTGAGCGTGAATTCTTAGTTAATAATGACAAAAGAAATATTTTCATTAGAAATTTATTGTGGTCTCTCGAAGGACAGAATAATTTAGTCTTGTTTGATCTTGTTGAAAAGCACGGAAAGATCTTAGAACCTATGCTTCAAAAAGAAGGCAGAGAACTGCACTTCATATATGGTGCTACCAAAGGTACTGAGCGAGAACGCATCAGACATCTCATTGAAAATGATCCCATCAAACAACACAATATCCTTGCTTCTTACGGAGTATTCTCAACAGGTGTGAACTTGAAAAAGCTTGATAACATCATATTTGCTTCTGGTTCTAAATCTGAAGTCAAAGTATTGCAATCAATTGGTCGTGCCCTAAGAAAGGGCAACGACGCCGATAAGGCTACACTATATGATATTACAGATGACTTGACACATGGATCATTTGAGAACTACACTTTACAGCATTTTAAGAAGAGAATTGAGATATATGGTACCCAGCAGTTTAGCTTTAAGGTCTACACAGTAGATATATAATGACTGGGACTATAATGGTTTAAAGGATATAATCCTATTATACACCTACCTGATAAGGTTGTCAACTGTTATTTTCACTTATTTTAAAATTAATTATTTTCAACAAACTAGTTGACACCTGTGCATAACTGTGTTATATTAGATTTAAATAGATTTTAACTACATCAATGGAGGTATTTCCAATGGCAAAAAGACGAGCCACTCGCAATTACGTGAATAACAGGGACCTTCTTGACGCTTTGGTCGCATACAAGCAACTCTGCAGAGAAGCAGAAGACGCAGGTGAAGGAAGACCAAGAGTACCAGATTACATAGGTACTTGCATATTTCAGATAGCGACAAGATTAGCAACAAAACCAAATTTCTCTGGATATTCTTATAAAGAAGATATGATCTCAGACGGCATCGAAAACTGTCTATTATATATAATGAACTTTAATGAAGAAAAATCTCAGAATCCGTTTGCATATTTTACGCAAATTATCTGGTATGCTTTCCTACGTAGAATCGCTAAAGAGAAGAAGCAAATGTATATTCGTTTCAAGTCTTCTCAACATATGATTACTACTGGTGGTACATACTCTGCTGGCGAAGATCTTAATATTCATCTTAGTACAGCAGCAGATTATATGAATGATTTTATTGAAGACTTTGAAGATAAATTAGCAAGAGATAAAGCTAAGAAAAAAGCTGACAAAGTTGAAAAAGACGCTAATGCTGTAGTAGATGCAGAAAAAGATGTAGACCCAAAAACAAAATAGGATAAAATCTTGAAAATAGCAATTGTAACAGATATGCATATCGGTGTTCGTGGTGATTCTAAGTTATTTTTAGATCATCAAGAACGTTTCTTCTCAGAGGTGTTCTTTCCTTATATTGATGAACATGATATTAAAATCATATTTGATCTTGGTGATACTTTCGATCGTCGCAAGTTTATCAACTATGTATCACTAGAGCGTGGTAAGAAGTTCTTCTTTGATCAAATCGCTAATCGCGGTATTGAATATCATGCACTAGTAGGTAATCATACAACATATTATACAAACACGAATGAAGTAAACTCTATGAATTTGCTGTTACGTGAGTATAACAATTTTAATATTTACGAAGATAAATGTGCAGAACTTACTCTTGGATCTACAAAATTCTTGATGGTTCCTTGGATTAATAATAGTAACTATAAAGATATGATGAAAGATATTCGTGAGTCTGATGCTGATATGTGTATGGGTCACTTTTCTATTCAAGGCTTTGAAATGGATAAGGGCCATTTGTGTGATCACGGTTTAACAAGAGATGTATTTACAAACTTTGAAGCTGTGTACTCAGGTCACTTCCATCATCCATCTACATATAATAATATTTCATATCTTGGTTCTCCTTACGAAATGACTTGGTCAGATCATCAGGGCAAACGTGGCTTCCGTGTCTTAGATACAGAAACCCGTGAGTTAGAATGGATTTTAAATCCTAACGTTATCTTTCATAAAATTGAATATGATGATGCTGATATGACTATCGAAGATATTGCTAACCTAGATGTAAGTGCTCTTAAAGATACTTTTATTAAAGTTATTGTTAAGAACAGAACCAATCCATACATCTATGACTTGTTCCTAAATAAGTTGACTGACGCTGGTGCAGCTGATGTTAAAGCTATTGAAGATTCTCTTAGTTTAGAGTCTGAAGGTCTTGATGAAATGCTAGATGAAACTAAAGATACAAAAGACATCTTGCACGACTATATTAACTCTTTAGAAACAAAGGTTGATAAGATACAAATTAAGCGATTAATTGACGAACTTTATGTAGAGGCACAGAATATATAATGAAGATTCATTTTAAGAAAATACGTTATAAGAATGTTTTATCATCAGGCAATGCTTGGACTGAAATCCTTTTAGATAAAAGCAAGACTACTTTAATTAGTGGTTCAAACGGCAGTGGTAAATCTACACTACTCGATGCAATAACTTTTGCTCTATATGGCAAACCATTCCGCAAAATTACAAAGCCACAACTTGTTAATTCTATTAATCAGAAAGAACTTGTTACTGAAATTGAGTTTAATATTGGTTCTAAGAACTACAAGATTAGACGTGGCATAAAGCCAAACTTCTTTGAGATTGCTCTTAATGATGTGCTGATTGACCAAGATGCTGCAGTTAGAGATTATCAATCTTACTTAGAACAAAATATTCTTAAGCTTAACTATAAATCATTTACACAGATTGTTATCCTTGGTAGTGCTACATACGTTCCTTTTATGGAGTTACCAGCACACGGTCGTCGTGAAATTATTGAAGATCTTCTTGATATTCAAGTCTTTAGTACAATGAATACGTTATTGAAAGATATTGTGAGTTCTAATAAAGAAAGCATAAAAGAGAACGGATACCAAAAAGATATGGTTGAAACTCGTATCGAATCAGCTAAAGATCATA